ACCTTGATACATGTTTCTCAAAAATTGTGTTGCTTTCTCTAAGATTTCTATACGTTTTTGTGGGTCTTTACTGCTTGATTTCTTCAAGAACTTTCTCAACTCTCTGAGGTTGAAATTCTTATCCTCTCTCAATTTTTTAGCAAATGTATCTTTTAAGATCTTCTCAGCAGCAGCTTCTTTCCTAAGATTTTTGATGATCTTGTCAGCTTCCTTTACTTTCTGTAGATTTGCTTTGTCAACTTTAGGAAAGTTCTTCTTATTTCTTATGGCATTATTCATCCTATTCACTGTATCAGCATTTCTAAGAAACTTAAAAAGTCTAGGACCGTTTTTTAGAATTTGTTGACCAAGTTTTGTTTTGGTTAGAATCTTTGCGAAAGTTCCATATGCTACTACATCATCAGGACCTGTAGGACCTGCAAGAACTGTTGCACCCACTACTAAACCAACACCCAATACAATCAATCCAACATCTTTTATTGTCTCTGTTATAGGATTTGGAACATTTCTTGGTGGAATTTTAGGTGTTTTTGGTATTTTTGATCCTATTTTAGCTGCTGTTCCCCCTGATCCTGGTTTAGCAACTACTGGAATGATAGGATCTCTATCTTCTCTCTTCGATGTATCAAAATCACTTGCTCTAAGTTTTTCAAATTTATCAAGAACAATGTCAAAGGTATCAAGCGATTTACTGAAAAGTGATGCTTGTGGAGTTGCGTATTTTTTTACTTCCTCCTTTCTTCTCTTATCAGACTTATTAACACCTGTAAGAGTATCAGAAATATTAGCCCCTGCTGAAGCACCAATAAATGATCCAAGAATACCACCTATGACTGTTCCTACACCTGGAAATATTGCTGTACCTATTGCAGCACCTATTGAACCACCAGCTATCGCACCACCACTTGTAGATACTGCTCCAGATACTGCTTGTACATTGGTCTGACCTTGTTTCTTTCTATCAATGATGTCATAACCAGTAAATGCTACTGTGAGTAGTGAGTTTAGTTTTGATGAACCTCTTAGTATATTTGTGCTGACCCTAGGACCACCTGTTACTCTTGGTTTAGTTCTGAATATGTTGAATTTTTTAATACCAGCAAATCTATTACCACTACCTTGTGTAATACGTGCTCTTTTAGGTCTGAACCTATTCAATAATGTCAGTCCAGCACCACCAGTTGCTAATGATGCTACTATATTTCTACCCTTATTACCTCTTTTACTGTTCTCAAGTTTATTCTTGAAAGATCTAAAGGTTTCTTCTCTTTCCTTCGCTAATTTTTTCTTCAGCACCAAACTAGAGTTCTCTAGTCTAGTGACTAGATCACCTCGCTTTTCTATAAGTTTAGAAGTTGCGACTACTGCTTCCATTATCCTGTAAAGACTGCGGGTGAGTTATACTGTTGTAGGTTGTGAAAATTATCGATATTCACACCATCATTAGAGTTATAATTTGTACTGATCTTAATACTTGTTGACTCCGAATTACCACTGATTTGTGATATATTCTTCTCTTTACCTGGCACATTGATAATGTTCATCCCCATTTTATTACCAGATTCATCCTCACCTGTGTCTGGATCTAATCCTTCACTGATATTCAACATCCTAATGTAATCATTTACATTACTCAAATCCTTTGATAAACTATTCTCCCCACCAATAACGTCTGACGCTACATCCATAATATTTTTTAGTCTACCTTTATCTCTCAAGACATCTAGGTTATCAATGTGAATTCTATCTTTCTCTGGTAACTTCTCATTCAATAGGAATAAGAACAATTCTCTTTGTAATTTCTCTGTAAATACAATTTTATCAGGATTGAAAATAAGTTTGTTTTCCTTGAACATTCTCTCCAATTCTTCCTGAGGATTTTCAATAGCAAACATACCCACACCAACGTTCTCTGCACCACTCTCTTTCATTCTCTCCTGTTCTCTAGTGATATCAGTTAGGGTAGCTCCAGTTACGTTGAATCCCTCTTCCCCGATTTGATTTGGAGATGCACCTATGTCAGAAGATACAATGTTTTGTAATCCCTCTATATTCACTCCCTGAGTAGTATCTAATGAAGGGAATAATCCTGTGCTAGTTACTTTTCCTGTTAGATCATCTCCTGAAGGTGTGAATACATTTTGAGATGTTCCCTCTGGTCTATCAGATTGAAGTCTGTCAATGAGGAATCCGAATCTATCTAATTGTGCTCTAAATCTTTCAACATCAGGTGCATTTATAGTATTTCCTAAGTTCTGTTCATTTCTTACAAGATCACCTCTCACTTGGTCTGCATTTGCATCCCCACCAAGTGTTGACAATCCTAACATTGTTAGCAATGGCAATAGTAAACCAAATCTACCACCACCAGCTCTAGGTCTGAAATTTCTTGTAGATCCAAGATTCGGTCTCATCATGGGACCTCTACCACGACCTCTATTCAAACCTAGTAGTTGTGATATTATAACTGCTGATCCTGTTATAACTTCAGGTAAGTATGCTGACAAAGCAGAACCTGTAGCAAAGAGTAAGTCCTGTGATCCTGCTGCTATATTACCTTGTCTAAACTGATTGATTGCTGATAGGAATCCAGCACCAGCTAATAATTGAGTTACAGTGTTTAGACCATTTCTTAGATTCTCTGTATTCTTGAGTTCTTTCTTGAGTATCTTTGATTCTTCACTAAAATATCTTTCTCTTGCTCTAATATCCTTATTGACTTGCTTCCTTATAACTATCATACTCTGTTCCATTCTATCCATATTACCAAATATGGAACTCATTCTTCTACTCAATTTCTCAGTATTATTACCACTCTCATCCTGCATCTCAATAAGCTGATTGACCTTTCCGACAACATCACCACTGGTGGTTGTCATCATGGATGATAGCTTTGTAATGTTAGCCATTTGCTTGTTGTACTTCTAGTCTTTGTTTCTCCAAAGCATTAGCAAGGTATTTGACATATACCTCTCTTTCCCAAGGTATCATAGATTCTATATCACTCAACGCCCACTTATGATGATGTATAAGGTTGAAATTTATCTCAAGAAAAGCATCAATTGAGCTATGATATAGCATTATCCGAAAAAATTTGCTAAACCCTCAATTACAACTTCTGTGTCTACACCTGTATTTGGATTAGTCACTTTACCCTCATATCTCAATTTTGGCATGGTAGCAAAGAACGTTTCAATCAATTTGAATTGTGCACTGCTAAGTTGCTCAATAAATTTGACTAACTCTTTATGAGTGCAGTCCTCACTTGACCATGCTTCTTCCTCTGTATAAACTGTGTCAATACACTTTGCTACAGATTCAAATGCTTCATCAACACCACTTGCATCGCTAGAATTAGTGACTGTAAAGTTAGTGCTCAAAAACTCATCCATTGATGGATATTTCATTTGGAGTTTGATTCCACCACCTATATCGACGGTTTTATCATGCCCTTGTGGTACATCTAATCCAATGTCTCCGAGAGCAATAGTTAGAGGAACTTGAGTTTCCTCTTGATCTTTACAGTTGACAAGTAATTCAACTGATTCTCCTACAGACTTACCTCTTATATTAAGAAAAAGATACTCTAAATCAAAACTAGGTAGTTCATCTACCTTGATTCTAGTCATTACACATGCTTTTATTACATTCTTTACTGTAGAAATGATGTCTTTTTCATTCCCACTTTCAAGTGCTATGAGTAATGCTTTCTCTTCTTTTACAAGAAACGGTCTATATTTTACTGGTTTTCCAGTGGATAGCAATGTCAACTCAAACGTTGGTGCTACAACCTTAGGTAATGGCATAATAAAATTTCAATCGTTTTATTTAGTATAGCACTATTACCCTCTATTAGGGTTTGATGGATCATCAGGATCCAATTCTGATAGTTCTATCTTTTCTCTACGGTCAACCATAAGGTCATCATAGTATGTTGATCTTGCTTGTATGGGATTCCTTGTCTCATACTGATCACTCTCATTACGTCCAAAGTCATTTGTAGCAGCTCTATCAATATAAAAGTACTCATATTTGAATGATACTGTGGTTTTTATCAACTCTGACTTACCATATGCAAGAGGAGATGCAACAATACTAACTGGGAAGGCATTCTCAAGATAGTATGTGATACTGTTTGATCTTCTGGTTGATAATGTGTTAGGTCTATTCTGTCTATTGAACTTCTTCTGTATGTCTTTACTAAATGCAGTTATCTCAATAGGACACTTATAGGAATTAGGATACTGCAATCTTCTGAATGATGGAGCATCATTTCTTCTTGATTGTGTACTAGAACCATGTCCACCCGATGATAGGTGTGTTGGTGATATAAACTCCATCCATGCATTGAACACATCATTAGTATAATAGTCTTTCTGACTGTACCATGTAAGGTTTATGTCAGGGTATCTCCTAAAGGTAGCATAGTTTTGAGAAACACCTTGTCTCAACCCATCTACCTGAGATGTCTGGATCTGTGATCCTGGTAATAGTGCTTCAGAGCAGAATAATGCTAGAAATTGCCCTGCTGGTGCACTTTTTTGAAATAGTGTGCCTTGTGAAATATAGTTTGCTAATCTTTGTGACTTCTCAAAATTTATGGATACATCATATATGTTATTAAAAGCTGGTGTTATGTCACCATGATTAGAATCTGCAACATATAATTCCTCTGTCGGCATGTAGTGTCGGTTATTTGCAAAGACACTTGGTGTTTTAGCCATCTAAATATAGCGTGATCGTGTATACTATGTATGTCGTATCAAGGTAAGTTCCGACCCATAAACCATAAAAAATACAAAGGAAACCCCCAAAATATCGTTTATAGATCACTTTGGGAGAGGAAATTTATGGTTTATTGTGATCAAAAGAAGGAAATCCTTACTTGGGCATCTGAAGAATTCTTTATACCATATTATGATCCTACAACTAAAAAGGTAAAAAGATACTTCCCTGACTTCTACATCAAGTATAAGAATAATCAGGGTAAAGTAGTTGAGAAGGTGATTGAGATCAAACCATATAAACAGTGTAACCCACCTGCACAAAAGAGAAAAACAAAGAAATATATGTATGAAGCACTAGAATATGCTAAGAATCAAGCAAAGTGGAAAGCAGCAGAAGACTTCTGTGCTGATCGTAAATGGGAGTTTCAAGTCATGACGGAGAAGGAACTTGGAATATAAAGATGAGTTTCCAAACTCAAAAATAGTAGGAGACCCGACACCTGGCACACTGAATATCTTTAGATATGGTGCTAAAACTGCTGCAAAACTGCGATTCTACGATAGAAACCCGTTATGTTATATTATGTCCAC